AAATAAGCTGACAGAGCCAACAGATGATAGTTCTGATTCAAGCGGTAGTACAGGTGGAACATCTTCAGGAATCGGAAGTGTTGACCTTGTACCAGATGTGAGTGGAAGTACATCTAATGCAACATCTGCAATTAGTGATTTTGTAAATAAGGCAAAGAAAGAATTAGATAAACTCCGCAAATGGAGTGTATCGACATTTTCTCCATCTATGTCAAAAATATGGGATGGACTTACAAAAAATACAGATACAGCCAAGAAAAACCTAACAAGTGCGTTTAACGATATAAAAGCATTAGGACCGCCGTTGTTAAATTATTTTAATGGTCAATTTACAAATTATCTTGTAACATGGGTCGACACTAATGGCAGTATATTAAATGGATTATTTGATAGCTTTAATACAGTCTTTTCGGATGTATGGAATAAAGCAACATATCCTATAATTGCAAATTTTGTTTCTGTTGGATTACCAATGCTGACGGATTTTGCATCCCAGACGTTATCTTTAAATGGAACAATATTTGATACATTTAAAGCATCTTGGAATTCTTTATGGAGCGAAGGTGTAAGTCCAGCCATTGAATCTATATCAAATGTATGGATTGGCTTGGTTAATACAATGGCAGGGGCATGGAACGAATGGGGAGAGCCGATATTTACTGGGATAAAAGCGGCTGTTAAGACTACCGGAGATGTATTCTTAGACATTTGGAATAATATGCTTCAGCCAGTCTGGGAGAATGCTTTAGATGTAATTGATAGAGTATGGAGTGAACATTTACAGCCATTACTTGCTAATTTTCTTGATTTTGTCGGTGAAGTGGTTACATGTGCTACGACAATATATAACAACTTTATTGCACCTGTAGTTGGATTTTTATCTGAACTATTAGGACCAATATTTATAGCAATATTTGATTCTATAGGAAATAAGGTTGGAGTTGTCGTTGAAACCATAGCTGATTTAATGAACGATACAATTACTGTATTTAAAGGAGTTATACAGTTCATTAAGAGTGTTTTTTCTGGCGATTGGGAAGGTGCTTGGAATGGTATAGTTACGGCTTTTGATGGCATATTTAGCGGAATTGCTGATATTGCAAAAGGTCCTATTAATATGGTGATTGGCTTAATTAATGGATTACTTTCAGGAATGCAGAGAGGAATTAATGCTGTTGTAAAAGGTGTAAATAAATTAAGCTTTAAAGTACCAAACTGGGTACCGGGTATAGGTGGCGAAGATTTTGGATTCCATTTACCGGAAGCCGACTTCTCCAAGATTCCATACCTTGCACAAGGTGGATATGTTAAGCCTAATACCCCACAGCTTGCCATGATTGGCGATAACAGGCATCAGGGCGAAGTTGTAGCACCAGAAGGTAAGCTTCTTGATATGGCACAGAAGGCAGCAGCTATGGCATCTAGTGCGGAGTTATTGGCAGAGGCTATAAGTATTCTTAAGCAGATACTTAAGATACTTGAAACACGGGACCTTGATATACAGCTTGATGGAAAGAGTCTTAAGAAATATGTGGTTGATAAGATTAACGAGCATACAAAGCAAACAGGAAAATGTGAGATTATAACTTAACAAGGATGTGATGAATTGATACTGAGATGTGACGGACAGGAACTGCCGGCTCCTGTGTCCATCAAGGTGGATGATGAGATTATATGGTCTTCTTCTACAGGACGAGCACTTGACGGAACAATGTTGGGTGATGTTGTCGCTGAAAAGAAGACCTTATCTATTAATTGGGGAATATTGAAGGAAGATGAGATGGCACTTATTAAGAACAAACTCATCGCCGGATTCTTCCCGATAACATTCCATGATGATGGACAGGATATAACAATAACAAGCTATAGAGGTACATTAAGTAAAGAGGTGCTGGGTGATATAGGGGACGGTAACTATTATTACAGAAGTGCCAGTGTATCTATAATACAGCAGTAAGGAGCAGAACATGAAAAAGACAATGACTATTAAACAGATTGATAATAGTGCAACAATGCTTAAGAATTTACAGGGATTAAGAAAGCATTGGCCTGTAAAGGTAAACTATGCGATCGCAAAGAATCTTAAGACATTGTTAGGAGAAGTAGATATTTTTGTAGCACAGCGAACAGAAGTAATACAGAATAATGTGCTTAAAGATGAAAATGGGAATGCTGTCATGAATGGAGATTCTTACCAGTTCCCAGAAGGTAAAGAGCAGGAAGTTGTAAAAGAAATTGATGAGATGTACAACATGGAAACGGATGTTGATGTACATATGATTAAGATGGAAGACATATCTGTATGTGATTCTGACAGCAGATACGATGGAACAACATTAGAGGATATTGCAGCCATTGAATTTATGATCGAGGATTAAGCCTATGTATAATAATGTATCAGAGCAATTTGCGACAACGATTAGATCACCATCGCGAACATTTAACTTACGATTAAAGATAAATGGTAAGTGGATTGACGCTGGCTTTAAAAAGATGAGCTATGAGACCGCTTCCACATCTGATGAGGGTATACAGATAGGTTCGGCTGTTGCAGCTAAGATAGAACTGACAGTAAAAAGAATAAATGAGTTGTTTGAAAACACAGAGATACCTATAGAGATAGGATTGAAACTGCCAAGCGGAAAGTATGAGTATATTCCACTTGGCTTTTTTACTGCAGAACATCCAACGCTTGACCAGGCAACCACAACATTTACGGCTTACGACAGAATGATGAAGACCACAGGTGTATATGTATCTGAATTGACATATCCTGCAAGTGCAGAATCTGTTTTAAAAGAGATAAGTACTGGATGTGGCGTTCCCTGTAATGTATCTGGCTTGAATGGAATAACTATTGATACTGCACCGGTAGGATATACCTATCGTGAGGTTATCGGATATATCGCTTCTTTAGCTGGAGGTTTTGCTTGCGTAGACAGAACTGGAACAATTGTTATTAAGTGGTATGAGGATAATGGCTATACGATAAATGAATCACGAATAATGACATTTGAAAAGAATGAGAGTGATTACCATTTAGATTATCTTACATGTAATGTTGACAGTAATACTTCTTTTACAGTAGGAAGTGGAACTTTGGGAATAACATTTGATAATCCACTTACAACAGAAGAAAAGCTTAACTCTGTATACAAGAAAGTAAGAGGATTTGCGTATAGAGGCGCAAGCTTAAAGACGCTAGGAGATATTCGACTGGATCCATGGGATATTGTAACTGTTGAAGAATTAGGTAAGACTTATAAGGTTCCGGTTATGAATATAACTCAGGAATATGATGGAGGTCTTGCCATGACTATTACAGCTTATGGCAAAACAGAAACTGAAACAGAGACAGATTATAAAGGACCATCTACTAAGCTTGCAGAACGAACATATGCGGAAATGATGCTTACTAAGGAACTTGTTTCTAAAAAGGTAGATGCAGAATGGGTTAAGGCTAATACGGTAACTGCAGAGACTATTGTGTCTGTAAACAATGAGCTGCAGTATATTAAGAACAATTACCTTAAATCTAATGAGGCAGACATAAAGTTTGCAACAATAGAAGAGGAAAAGGTAATAAAATCTGGCATAGAGCAGCTTAATGTTAAATATGAGAAAGTAGGCATATTAGATGGTGATGTTGCTGGTATTAAAACATTAATGTTTGGCTCTTCCACTGGCGAAAGCATTACTACAGATTTTGCAAATAGTGTTGTGAGCATGATAGGTACAGCACAGATTAAGGATTCTATGATAGATTCCTTAGATGCAAAGAAAATAAAGGCTCTGGATGTTGACACAACAGATGTAAAGGTACACAGCAAAGACGGCAAATCACAGTGGAGAGATAATACCATTCAGATTAGTGATAGCACAAGGCTTCGCGTTCAGATCGGAAAAGATGCATCAGGTGACTATAACATGTATGTGTGGGATTCAAAAGGCAGCTTGATGTTTGACGCGCTAGGTCTTACAGAACAAGGTGTACAGCGTAAAATTATCCGAAATGACATGGTAAAAGAAGATGCAAATATATCTGCTGGAAAACTGGATATAGGAAGCTTGTTTGAGGTTATAAACAAGGATGGAAGCCATACGCTTAAGAGCAACAAGATATATTTGGATGATGCCTCCCAGACACTTAATGTTCTTCTGCAGGATATAAAAACCAGCTCTGGAAAGGATTATTCCGAATGGGGCAGTTTATTAAAGCAGTCCGACGATTTTATAACGCAAAAGTTATGGTGGACTGAGAACATAGACGGAACTAGTGTTAAGGAGAAGTTTTCTAATGTAAACCAGACGCTGCAGGAATATAGTGTAAGTTTATCTAATATGGCCAAGTATGACGATGAAATATACCTGATATCTTATGTGCCAACGAAGGATAATTATCCGGCTTGGGATTGGTGTGTTCCTGTTTATCCATCAGATACCCAGTTTCCAAGGGAAGAAACATGGCAGTACAACGATACTGAGTGGGATAAGTATATTGGAAAGATTGCTTACTGGGAAAACGAAGGAAGAGCATGGCGGTTTATTCGTAATGAGGATGGAAGCCATGGCTGGAAAGAGATTCCAAATTCGGAAACAGCTTATATGTTAAGACAAAATTCTGCATTAAGAATCAATCTTGATAGCATAAGTAGCAGTTTGTCATTAACTCAGCAGGATTTAAAGGGCAATTATAGCACAACAACGCAGATGAATAACGCTATAACACAAGCAATAACTAAGGAAAGTAATAGTATTAAGCTAGAAGTATCTGGCACCTATGCAACTAAAAATGATATTAATAATCTACAAATTGGTGGAGTCAATAGATTCATAAAAAGCACTGTAACTCCTAATAAGTATATAACAGCCACTGGCATAATAACAGATGGCGGTAACTATTGGGATTTGACGGACTACATAGATGTGTCTAAGTGGAAAAACTATGTAGCGAGTGGATGGACCAATCTGGGTAATGCACCGGCTACTTGTTTTTATGACAGCAATAAAAAGTTTATCAGCGGAGTAGCAGATAAATCTACTGGAGTAAGAGGTTCTCTGCCAGTTCCTTCTAATGCTGTATATATGCGTTTTAGCTTTGCACATGTAGATACAAACAAGCTAAAAATAGAAAAGGGTACAAAAGCTACAGATTATTCTCCAGCACCAGAAGATATTGATGTTAAGTTTAACAATTATGCTACAACAGCAAGCCTTGAAGCATACATTAAGAAAGACCCAATGACAGGAGAGCTTAAATCTGCAATTGAAGCTATTGCAGACGATATTACGCTAAATGCAAAAGGTGGACTAAGCATTTCTGGTGGAAGCTCTTTAAATATTACATCTACAGGAAAGTTTGAGCTAGTGAGTAACGTAGAAACCTATTTACCACCCACCTATAACGAGATGAACGTCATTAGAAAAGCCGTGCTAAATGAAACTACTGATATGTTAAATAAAGAACTGTACGATTTTAACTCCGATGGTGTTATTGACATATTTGATATGGTACAAGCAAAAAGATATATGCTCGGATATGACACGAAAGGAACTTTTGAAAAGTGGAAATATGCAAAAAAATCAAAAGTTACATTCGAAATAAAACCACAAAATGCTCAAAAATGCATTTTGCTATCAGGTACAGATATGTGGGGAACTCTAAGAGAGACTTATATAGGTATTGATACTGTCAAAACAGTAGGAATTAACGCATTACAAGCTTTGTTAAAAAATTTAACGGTAGTGGAAGATGAAAGTTCGTTCAGTTCAAAAAGTAATTATGCTGCCAATATAAGTTCACTCCATGTAGGAAATTTTCATACGGATTATATTGAGACTAGTTCAATTAAAGTTACAAATGTTATGGAAATGAGTTCAGAAGGAACAACTATAAAAATCCAAAATCCAAGTGATATAAGTTTAACTCATTATGGAAGAACAAAACATCCTGCAATGTATACTAGCAATCCTATAACATTTGATTGGAATGGAAACCAGCTAAATATACTTGTGGATAATACAGTAGTTGCTACATGGGACTGGGGTTCAGGCACATGGTTAAATTAGATAATTATTTTAAAAGCATGGGAATTAACCCATGCTTTTGTTTTTTAGGAGGTAAATTATGAGCTTAACAGGATTTATTTCTTACAAAAGAGTAGGCTGGACAGGACAGACACCGTGGAACCCAACCAACCTTAACATAATGGATAAGGGAATCAAAGATAACAATGACATGATTGCTAATCTCAGAAGCGAGGTAAGTGCACTAAACAGTAATATTGACGTTAAAAACTGCTTTTGTAAAAATATTGCGAGTGATGGTACTTTTGAGGGATATGGATATAACTACTGTTATTATAACAAATCTACTAAAACAGGGATTTTATACTTTGCTTCCAGAATTGAAACACCAGATTCTACATTAAATAATTTTTCTGGATATTATGATGTCGAATCAGTTTTAGAAAAAATGAGCATTGATTTTAATACAATACTAGAAAGTAATTATATTCCATATGATTCTGCAGGTGTAGTTCGACAAAAGCTGGTTGGATATGGAACGACATTATTATATAGTTCCGCAAACAAACATTATGCTTTTGCAAGATACTACACAAAAGATGGGAAGAAAGGAGCGTGGGCAACTACTGAATTTAAGAAAGACGATTATATTACAGGCTCACTTATATTTAGTTAAGTTTCGAATGCTGCCTTAGTAATTGTACCGTCGTATTTAATATTATTACTGTTTTGTGAACATATAACAATGGAAAAAATGAAATTGCACCAGTAACAGAAAGGATATTGACTTATGGAAAAATTAAAAGTAATTGTAACAGCGGTGTGGAGCATTATATTAAGTGCCCTGGGAATTTTGGCAATTCCAGTATTATTATTGGTAACATGTAATCTAATAGATTATTTC